GCTATATTCGCGGGAGAATTGTGTGATTGGTTTGATTTAATGCAGACTATTCTTTGTCCATCGTGTGGCACGCGCATTATCTCATGGGCCGATTTCTGTGGCAGCGATCAAGCACAAATTATCGCAACATCGGAGATGATATGCGCCGAATCGCGCTGACGGCCGTTCTCTTCGCGCTGCTGTTCACTTCTCAGCCCGATCCCGTGCCCGCCGCGCCGCTCGCGTCGCACATCGTCTACGTGCCGCTGGCGGCACATCAATATCTGCCGCGTCATGGCGCAGGCATGGGCTTCCCGGAATGCGGCGACTGGGATGTGCTTCGGCCAGAATGGTACTATAATTGGGGCTACGAATCTTCGTGCCCGGACGCGGCGCGCTACGTGTACGTGGACATGATCGAAAAAGAGACGGACATGGACGATCCCATCGGCACCGAATGGCTGCTGGGATTCAACGAGCCTGACTTGGCCGACCAGTCCAATCTATCGCCGCGCCATGCCGCCGAACTATGGCGCATCATCGAGAATCGGCATCCCGATCGCCGCCTGGTGTCGCCGGCGCCGTCGCAGCGTCACCCGGATTGGCTGTGGCAGATGGTCGCGGAATATCGCGCCCTCTACGGCGAGTCGCCGCGCTTCGAGGCACTCGCGTATCATTTCTACGACGTGAGCGTTCCGGGCGCGCTGGCGGCGTATCTGGGCACGCGGCGCGATGAGGCTGCCGCGCAGGGCTACGATGTACAGATCTGGCTCACTGAATTCGGCACATGCGGCGATGCTGTGTGGATGGCCGAATCTGTCGCCTGGCTCCGGGCGCAGCCGTGGGTCGCGCGCTGGGCATGGTACGGCGCGCGCGTTCAGCCCAACGGCGACTGCACGTCGCTTCTGGACGATGACGGCCTGACGGCGTATGGCGAGCGTTTCGTGGCGCTGCGGGAGATGCGATGAAGGCGCTGGTATTCGGATTGGGCAACATCGGCGTGCGTCATGTGCGCAATCTGAAGGCGCTCCGGCCTGATTGCCTGATCGTCGGCGCAGACCCGCGCCTGGCGGGTCCGCTGCAAAGCGCCATCTCGAACGGCTATCATGACAGTCTGCCTGTGACGTATCTCTACGAGGACTGGCGCAAGGCGCTCGAGCGCCATCACGATGTAGATGCCGCGATTATCGCCAGTCCTACGCAATTTCATATAGAGCAGATGGAGGCATTCGCTGCGCGCTCCATTCCGTTTTATGTCGAAAAACCGCTGATCGCCCTGGAACAAATGAATCCGATGATGATCGATTTATTGGATGACTGCGCAGATTTGCATTGCGCCGTCGATTTCCAATATCGCTTCCATCCGATCCTCCGTGAGGCGGCCCGCAAGATCATCATGAATGAATACGCGCGCTTCTATGCCTGTGATGACTTGCTTGCCAAGTACGGCCCGGATTGCCTGTCATATATCGCCGCACATCCCATCGACACAGCGCTATGGCTGTTCGGTCCAGCCAACTCTATCCGCTTGAAGACGGACGGCCTGACGGTATATGGAACGATTGAGCACGCGCATGGCGAGAGCTTCCACGACTATCGCATCGACGCGAAGACGCGCATTTCAACCGTGACCACCCAGAAGAACGGCGGGCGCGACTCGGAGGGTTGGTCGCTCTATGCCAATGACGAGATGTACCGCGATGCGCTCGCGGCGTGGCTGGCGTGGGCGACGGGCGGCGCGGCACGCGACGACCGAACAGCAACGCTGGACGATGGACTGTGCGTGATGGAAGTCATGGCGCAGACGAAAATCAAGGAAGGAGAGAGACAACCATGAACACCCTGCACGTACTCGATCGGACGGGCGATACCAAGATTACCTGGGATCGCACGATCCCTGAGGAGGTGGGGGCCGCGCGGGCGACCTTCAATAGGCTGAAGCAGGATAATCGCTATCTGGCCTACAAAGTAAATCCAGGCGGCAACAAGGGCGAGGTCATCACCGAATTCGATCCGGATGCCGAGAAAATCATCCTCGCCCCGCCCATGGTGGGTGGGTAGCGTGGCAGCCCTAACTGAGTCAAATTCCATGACCGGCACCTGGGAGTCATGGGCGGTGGATACATCTAATACGGCTACATGCAGTTCAGCGACATGGACGCATTTGACTAGCGGAACGACTCATATCGTCAGCGTCGTCTATACGGCGCGGCGCGAACTGTCCGCAGAGGAACGCGAGCAGATGCGCCTGGAAAACAAACAACTGCGACAATGGGCAGACAGGCGCGCAGAGGAGCGCAGGCAGGCCGATGCCCGCGCCGACGATTTGCTCCTGTCACTTCTGACACCCGCCGAACGCGAGACGATGGAGAAGATGGCGGCGCTCGTCGTCAGGGGCCAGACCGGGCGCACTTTCCGACTGCGGCGGGGACGAATAGCCAATGTGGACGAGATGGACGCGGGCGGCAATGTGATCGCCAGGTTCTGCATTCACCCTCGAGAATCCGTACCCTATGGCGATAATCTGCTGGCTCAGAAATTGATGCTCGAGACGAATGAGGCTGAATTTCTGAGGATAGCCAATCGCAGCTGACAAAGGGGGTCATCATGCTTGAGGTGTCCGGAACGCTTGCGAAGGACTGCCCGCGCGGGCAGGATGTGGCCGCGCTTCATCAGAACGGCACGAGGCGCATGCCGACACTCGGCGGCTGGAAGATAGAGCCGAAGTACGAGCCGACGTATACCGTCGGCCTGCCATTCGGCGGCCTGCATCCTGTCGCGCCCGTCGCTCTCAAGGCGGGCGACGTCCTCGTCGCCGACGCCGAGACGGGTGAGGCGGCGCGTGTGGAGCGAGACGGCGAAGTCGTGTGGATCAAGGACGGCGGCGATGAATGACGTTCTGTTCTGGGTCATCGGCGACAGGCAGCACGGCATGGGTCACGTCGCCCGCAGCATTGTCCTGGCCGATGAATTGGGACGGCGCGGCCATCGCTGCCGATTCGCCACGGCCCACGAAACGCCCGGATTCCACCGCCTGCGCCGCTCACCGCACGTAACGACGGATTACCATCCAGATGATTTGTCGTGGATGAAACGTGGCGGCGATTGGCTCGTCGTCGACGTCGAGGGCGGATCCGATCGTGCGCTGCTCGAGGCGGCCCGCCCGCGATTCCGTAAGGTGATTGTCGTCGCCGGCAGCGGCTGGACGCTGCGCGATGAGCAGGCGGTGCGCGAGAATGCCGACCTCGTCGTCTGCCAAACGATAGCCGTGCCCGACGAGGATGACGGTTATCTGTACGGCGCGGAATTGATCGTGATCGATCCGCGCTTTGCGGCCTGCGTCCCGAACCCGGATGGCCCGATTGTCGTCAGCTTCGGCGGCGGCGATCCGCACGATTTGACGTGGCTGGCGGCGGGCGCGCTGCTGGACGCAGACGTGCGGGGCGGGCGAGAGATCATTCAGGTTGTCGGCCCCGCCGCCTATGGCACGAGTCTGGCAGAGAGTGGTGCGCGCATCGTCGCGTCACCCGGTTCGCTGGCGTCCATTTTGGACGGCGCGTCATTACTCGTTGGCCAATTCGGCATGACGGCCTATGAGGCGGCGGCGGCGGGCGTGCCGTCAGTGTTATATGGTCTGAGTGGTGACCACGTTTCGACGGCGCTGCGATTGCAACAGGAAAACGCGGCGTTCGTGGCGGGTCTATGGGACGAATTCAACAAGGACGATCTGATCGACCTGGCCGCCTCCATCCTGGGCCGCGATGAAATGTGGCGCGCCATGAGCGCGGCGGGCAAGCGGCTGATCGATGGCCAGGGCGTCGTGCGCGTGGCGGACAGAATCGAAGGAGAATGAGATGAGACATAGATGTTTGGGGGTTCATCTTGAGGATCATTGGAATTGGAAATGTCCCTTCTGCGAATATGAATTCAATGTATGGGACGAGGGGGGGAGATTCGAGCGCATCAGCATGGGCGCAGGCGAATCACAAATCACGCATTTCGGAGGCGTGGGCGGGCTGGAAATGATCAATATGCCGACGGCGTTTCAGTCGAATGACGCGGCATGATGGCCCGCTTCTGGGAGAACGCGATGGATGGATGACTTACTCAGGACGATAATAGCATTCGCGATATTGGGTATCGGCATTGTCATTGCATTCAAAGTGGGCAGGATTTGATGGCTCAGGCCGCATTGCATAACGGCCCGCTTCTGGGAGAGCGTGACGGCCTGCGCGTGATTTCGTGTCACGCTTGCGGCTTCGCGCATCTGGAGACACTGCCCGACGCGGCGGCGCTGGCGGACTATTACGTCAAAGATTTCTGGCGCGAAAAGCCGGGAGCGCTGGAACGCATAGAGGAGCAGCGCGAATGGTGGCACGTGATTTATGATGATTGGATGGACTGTATCGAGCAATATGTGACGGGACGGGATTTGTTGGATGTGGGCGCGGGATATGGATTTTTCATAGATGCCGTCCATGAACGCGGCTGGAATCCCTGGGGCATAGAACCCAATCGTGTCGCGTGTGAATATGCGGACAAAAAACTCGGATGGCCGTTGTTCAATGGTTCGTGGGAAGATTGGGATTATGGTTGGGGATTTAATTTCATATCGGCGCTGTGGCTCATTGAACATCTGCCCGATCCGTTCCGCTTCTTGCGTTGGTGTCACGCGCGACTGAAGGAAGGCGGCGTGCTGTTGCTCGTCGCGCCGAATGAATGGACTGCACGACAGGCGAGAGCCAACAATATTGTCAAAAACAGATATTGGTTCATTGACAAGACACACTGCTGTTACTTTAATCAAGCATCGCTATCTAATTTATTGGGGCGTACCGGATTCAAGACAATAGAATGGTTAACAACTTATCCAATGGAAGATTTTATACTAAATGGTACGGGTAATTACGTTGACAATCCAGAGATTGGGCCAAAATGCCACGACATCGTTGAGCATATGGATTTGAATAGATCACGCGACGAAAGATTGGCTTACTATGCAAATCTCGCCAGGCATGGAGAGGGACGCGATATAGTCGTCATTGCAACGCGCGCATAGATGTGTTACAATAACCCTGCTCAGGCGAACAGAATATCGGGGCGTTTTGCTTTCTTACGCCATCATTCCACAATTGGATATTGTGGGCAAAGCGCCCTCGCATATGCGGACACGCGTCCCGCCGTTCGTCTGAGCAACGATGGCAGCATATGGAGGGCGTTTTGTTATGCCGAAAGGCGGAATCAGACCACGGGCGGCTTGTCATCCTGATAGACCACATTATGCACGCGGCCTATGCTCGAAGTGTTACCGTAATAAGATATTTTATCCGACCCATCGAGAAGACTTGGACAGGAGAAGCAGGGAATGGGCTGCGAATAATCCGGACAAGCGCAAGGCGATTGAAAAGAAATGGAAGAATAACAATCGTTCAACGGTTCGCGCTCGTAACAAGAGATGGTATTGGAAACATTTAGATACCGCGCGCCGATTGATTAGAGAAAGTTATCAGAAAAGCCGAAATCAAAGACTGGAATATGCGCGACAATATTCCAAATCTCATCATGAAAATAGGCGGGCATATCAGGCAAAACGAAGAGCAATCAAGAGAGGAAGCCGATCTTCTTCAAGTCCCGCTCAGCGTGAGCGGAGGGCGATTCTCTTTGGACACCAATGCGCTTATTGCGGAGAGGCATACGAGCACATTGACCACCTGGTTGCTCTCGCGGCGGGCGGTAATGATTCTCCTGAAAATTTAGTGCCTGCATGTGGGCGATGTAATCAATCCAAGAAGACTACCGATTGGAAAGAGTGGTATCGTAAACAAATGTTCTATGATAAGAAGCGCGAGAAGTTCATTAGGGACAATTGCGAATGACGACAACAAAAACAGTGCTGCTCACCGGCGGATCGCGTTATACCGGCGCTGGGCGCGCGCCGGCACGGGCAGGGAAATTGTGTTTGTGGCGGTGAGGGAAGGATGATGGATAAGCAATATAGTAGCACATGCGTGGGCGCTATTATTGCATATTCGACTGAATATGTCCGTGGTGAGATGTGTGGACATTGTAGCAAGACAATACGATACAAGAATGTAATCGCCCTTGTCGGCAAATCGAGCGACGGACCGCAGATCGTTATGCATGTGAGATGCGCCAAGAAGGTATGCAAATGAACAAGACTATTCTCGTGACGGGCGGCTCGCGCGGCATCGGCGCGGCCACGGCGGAATTGCTGCGGGTGCGCGGGTGGGAGGTAAATGCCCCATCGCGTCAGCGGCTTGACCTCTCGGATACGGGACTGCTGAATAGCTACCTGCTAGACTGGCTTAACGGCTTGGAAATTCCGCGATTTGATGCGGTGATATTCTGTCATGGCGAATGGTATTCGCGTTCGCCCTGGCAAAGCCGCGTCGATCCGGCCATAGTCTGGTATCGGCAGTTCACCATTCGCGTTTTCTCACCGATGTTCCTGCTTCAATTCCTGCTCGGCGGCGATCCGAAATGGCATCCTGGATGCGTTGTCATGGTTTCATCGACGCGCGGCCTGGTAGGCGGCGTGAATGCCGGGCCTTATGCGGCAGCGTGCGCCGCACAGATCGCGCTGATGCAGGGGTACGCTCGAGAATACGGGGGAAGGACACGCTTTAATGCGGTATGTCCGGGGTTGACTGACACCGATATGGGCCGCTATGTCATGGCCACGGGCGGCGCGAAGCCGGACGCCGTGCCGCAGCCGGCAGAAGCGGTCGCCGCTGAGATCGTGCGGCTGATCGAGTCAGGCGATAACGGGCGCGTGATGCGCGTCGTGGACGGCGTGGCGACGGAGGCGAAATGGAGCTGGTAAAGGGGGATTGAGGACAATGATGAAAGATCTACAGCGTTATTGTGAGAAATGCGGCGAAAAAATGGAAAAGAAACGGAAATTCGAGGGCTATGATCTGGGCAATGGCAAGAAAGCCTACGAAGTCTGGTGGGAATGTCCTCGTCGATCAGGGGGGATCAGGGGATGGCTGAACGGACACACAAAATTCGGTTCCAATTACCGAGAGCTCGAGGAATAGATTCACCATGGAGTTAGTCAATCCGCTCACGGCCTTTATTTTTCCTGGCGCATGGGATGCGCCGCTCGACATACACGGGATTGGCATGAAGGGAATCAGAGAGAAACAAGGAATCGCGTTCTCCGCGCACGGCTGGCGGCAGGCCCGCGACCACGGCGGCGACGCGGACGCCATCGGCGCGGCGGTGCGGCGCGCGCTGAGGCCTCTGTCCGCGCCGACGCTGGAGAAGGCGCGCGAAGACTATGGCGCGCGCAAGCCGGGCCTGTTTCCGCGTTACTTCATCGTGGAACCGAATGCTTCGTGCAATCGCAGATGCATCTTTTGTCCTATCCTGGTAACGAATCGCAAGGGAAACATGAAATGGCAGCATTTTGTCAAACTCATGGAGGAGTGCAGAAAACATTTGGTATATGGAATAAGCTTATACCAGCTCTCAGAACCGTTTCTGTGGCGCGGTTCTGCTCCTGGATATGACAAACGATATGACATTAGCGACATGGTGAATGTCGCTAAGCATACGGGTGATTTTCGCGCCGTCAATCTGTCTACCAATGGCGATGTGCCAAACTTGGGTTGCATCCTCGGATCGCAATTGGACGATCTTATTATCAGCATCGACGGCACAACCGCCGAAGTCTATGATGCCAATCGGCCCAGCACGAAGCCGAATGACACGGGCGCATTCGAGCGCACGGTAAACCGCGTGCGGGCATTTCTCGAAAAGAAGGCGGCACGCGGCGAGGCCAAGCCGTTCGTCCGACTGCAAATGATCAATAAGGAAAATACGCGCGACCAGGTGGTTGACTTCATTCGATATTGGATTGATGTGCCTGGAGTGGATGACATTTTAATAAAGTCGCTGGACGGCATGGCTCCGTGGCTAGAGGGGGTTGTGTCAGAAGAAGAAGCGCGTATCAAGATGGATAAAGTAAAGTCTATGCCCTGCCAGCATATCTATGCCATTGGTTCAATGGTCGCGGATGGCCGATTCAACGCGTGCTGCCACGACGCCCTGACAGAATTGACAACGGCAGATGCACACATTGACAAGATGACTTTCGTGGAATGGTGGAATGGCGAATACATGACAGCGTTGCGAGCAGAGCACGAACAAGGCGCAAGTCGCCGACCTTGCGTGATTTGCGCTGAACGTGACCCCTGGCTTTAGTGTCATTAGGTGACTTGCTATTATGGCTAACCTCATTTTCCTCGGCGGCAACGTCGAAGCCGTCCCCATCATTGAGCGCGCCATCGCGCTCGGCCATCGCGCCGTGGTCGTGGACATCGACGCCCGCTGTCCGGGCCGCTCGCTGACGGACGACTTCGTGCACGCCTCCTGCTATCACGCTGACAGGGCCATTCCCGCGCTGTCGGCGCATGCCTATGCCAACCGCCTGTCCTATGACGGCGTACTGTGCGCGGCGGTGGACGCGCCGCACATCGCGGCGCAGATCGCGGCGCGCTTCGGCCTGCCGGGGCTAAGCATCGAGGCGGCGCGGCTGAGCGTGGACAAGTTGGCGCAGAAACAGGCGCTGGCGGGCCATGTCCCGCTGCCCATGTTCCGGTCATGGCCGTTCCCGGTTTCGCTGCACAAAATGACTGGCGGCGAGGCGGGAGATGTGTTCACTCATATCGTGAAGCCCGTCGATTCTCACGGCGGGCGTGGCGTTGTGCGCGTCACGAAAGACATCGATCCCGCGTTCGCCTACGAGATCGCGCGCGGCCAGTCGCCCACGGGCCGCGTGATGGTCGAGCAGTGGCTGGACGGGCTACAACTCTCCACGGAAAGCATTGTGCAAGATGGCCGTGTGCTGTTTACTGCGGTCGGGCTGCGTAACTATGATCGACTAGAGGAATTTGCCCCGTTCGTGATCGAGAACGGATTTGATGCGCCGTGGCTTCCCGCGCCGGGCGATAATATCATCAAGAAATGCGGCGATGTTGTCGCCCGAGCCTGTCGCGCGCTTGGCTGGTATCAGTGCGGCGCGGGAACGGTGAAGGGCGATCTCGTCATCCACGACGAACACGTGCATGTCATCGAGCTTGCGGCGCGGCTGTCCGGCGGCTTCTTCTCGACGCACGGCATCCCACTCGCCTATGGCATTGATTTCTCCGGCGCAGCGATTCGGGCGGCGCTGGGGGAACACCTGAATGCCCCCGCGCAAACACTGCCTGCCGCGTCTTTCGTGAGTCAACGCTATGTTTTTCCAGAGCCGCAGGACATCGGCAAGACCGTCGTCGCCATCGACAATCATCGGCCCGGACACACCATCTTCCATTCGTGGAACATCCACGAGGACACGGTTGTCCAGCCCGTCACCTCGCATCCGGCGCGATGGGGCCAGTGCATCGTCGCCGACGCGACGGATGACGAAGCGCGGCGAGGAGCGGAGCGGGGCGTGCGTGAGATGAAGGCGAGCGTGGTGCTGAAATGAGACGCGCCGCTCGCGTTGACCGCAATCAGGCCGAAATCGTCGCCGCCCTGCGCGCGGGGGGCGCGAGCGTCCAGCCGCTGCACGCCGTCGGCAAGGGAGTGCCGGATCTGCTCGTGGGATGGCGCGGGAAAAATTTCCTGCTGGAATTGAAGGACGGCACAAAATCACTGAGCAGACAAGATTTGACCGGGGCCGAATTGGCCTGGATCAGAGCATGGGATGGGCAAGTCTCGGTAGTTTCGTCAGCCGACGAAGCGCTTGATGTTGTATTCGGAATAGGGATTGGCGGCGATGTTGTGAGACTGGAAATATGAGCGACTACGCCGTCGTCGTCAAGGCCCGCATGTCCTCCGAGCGCTTGCCCGGCAAAGCGCTCGCCGTCTACGCCCCGGACGGCACGCCGAACCTCATCCAGATCGTGCGCCGCTGGCAGGCATCCGACCGCGATCCGGTCATCATCGTCGCCACGACGGACGGGCTTGAGGACGGCGCAATCGCCGATTACTGCGCCGGCTACGGCGTCGCCTGCTTTCGCGGCTCGCGCGACGACGTGACGGGCCGCATGGATGGCGCGATCAAGGCGTTCGCGCCAGACGTCAGATGGATCGCGAGATGGATCGCGCGCGGCAGCGCTGACAATCCGTTGGTGGATGTGGGCCTGGCCGACTGGCGTTTCGACATCCTGGTCGAGACGGGCGCCGATGGGCTGTGGTACGGCGGTGAGCACGAGCGTATCACCTATGCGGGCACGACGGACGTATGGTCCCGCCGCGCCTGGGACGCCATCGCCGAAGGCAGCAGCGGGAGTCAGGACGAGCATCCGGGCGGCTGGTTCTGGGACAACCTGTCGCGCCTGAATGTCGTCCAGATTCCGATGCCGCGCCGCGAGTATCTCGCGCCCGTGCGGACCGAACTGGATATGCCCGCCGATCTGGAGATGTTCCGCCAGTTGTGGCATAGGATGTCTGATGAGAAGGGAGAGGAAATTAGTTGCATTAACACGCTGGATGCGCTAAAATACCTGATAGGTCATCCACAGCTTGCGGCCACGAATACCGAAGTCGGCGCGAAGACGATGACGCGCCCGAGGGCCTGCCGTTCCTGTGCCGGTCGTGCCAGAACCGGCTCGGCAGCATCGTGTCGGGCGATTTCGAGGTGCGCTGCGCGCGGTGCGGCGCGCCGGGCAAGTTCTACCGAGGAGGGAAGCGTGGGTAAATTGCATGAGCTTTTGGCCGTCGAGGCCGATCTGAAAGCGAAGGGAGGCGGGCGACACCCTTATCAAGTTTCCACTTCTTGACACGGCGCGCACATCTGTTGTAGAATGTGCGTACACAGCCCGGCGCAAAAGCGCGACACATCGGGGATCGGGCCTCGGCAGAAATGCCGGGGCTTTTTGTTTTGAGTGCGGATATGAAATCGAAGTTGCGGGCAGATATAGCTATTATCCTGTTCGGTATTATCGTGCTGATTGGCACACTGGTCGGTGGCATTCATTTAGCCTATCGTACCGGAGCGGACATTGCAGGGCAAGAATTACAGCGCGTTACGGAGCAGGCAGAGCGCGACATCCTTATGCTATTGGTCAAGGCGCGCGACGAATACTACCGGGGCCTATATGACGCCTGTCGTTACGCGGGCGCGCCGATCGCCATTTGTCTGGATTTCATCGCCAATGCCGCGCAGAGTGGCTGGTATGAGCAAGGATCGCCAGGCTACAAATCGCCGCCGCCACGAGAGCAGACCGCCTCACCCTGACGCGCCGCCCGTCACATGGCGCTGGGCCGATGTGATGGGCGAGATCGACGACGGCTGGCGGAGGCTGGTGCTATCGATCGTGAAGCGAGCCGTCGAAGACCGGCGGCGCGGCCCGGCGCCCGACCTCGACCTGTTCTTCGATTCGGAGTGGTTCGGCCAGTTGTGCTACTTCGGCGGATGGGACGCGCGGCAGGTGCTGGAACTGATGGGATGACCTGGAAGAATCGCATCGTCGGATACGGTGAGAGCGCGCCCGACCAACTGCTCGCCAATGAGGGCAATTGGCGGCTGCATCCGCGTCATCAGCAGGAATCGCTACATGGCGTCATCCAGGAGATCGGCGTCATCCAGGATGTGATCGTCAACCGGCGTACCTCGCTGGAGTGGGGACGCGACCAGGGCGTTGAGACGCTTCTGGACGGCCACCTGCGCGTGACGCTGGCCCTGCGCGACGGTCAACCCTCCATCCCCGTCAAGTACGTTGATCTGACGCCGAACGAGGAGCGACTCGCCCTGGCGACGCTTGACCCGATCTCGGCGCTGGCGGCTGCGGATGCGGGCAAGCTGGATGCGCTACTGCGTGAAGTGCAAACGGACAATCCGGCGGTGCAAAGGCTTCTGAATGGCATAGCGTTGGACATGGGCGTCGCGTTCCCGGAGTTCAAGGAATATGATGAGACGACAGCGAATGATGTCGAGTATATCGAATGCCCCAGCTGTGGGCATAAATGGCCGAAATGAATATCTTGCCATGCTCGATGCGGCATGGCAGGAGCATCTTGCGCCGCGCACGGCGGATGCGCCGACCGTCATAAGCCTATTCTCTGGCATCGGCGGGTCATTGCTTGGCTATAGCATGGCAGGCTTCCGCGAGCTTCTGGCGGTGGAGTGGTGGGACAGGGCTGCCGCTGCGTTTCGCGTCAACTTTTCCGATATATTCATGTATTGCGGCGATATTGCCGATCTGTCTGTGGATGATTGTCTGCGCGAATCGGGCATTGCGTTCGGCAATCTAGACGTCCTGGACGGCTCGCCGCCCTGTCAGGGATTTAGCATGTCCGGCAAGCGCCTGCTCAATGATCCGCGCAATCGCCTCTTCATGGAATATGTCCGCCTGCTGCGCGGCCTGCGTCCCAGAGCCTTCGTGATGGAGAATGTCGGCGGAATGGTCAAAGGCAAGATGCGACTCGTATTCGCCGACGCAATGCGCGAGCTGAAGGCGAGCGGATACCTGGTGTCCGCGAGGCTGATGAATGCGATGTGGTTCGGCGTACCGCAGTATAGGAGCAGACTGATCTTTGTCGGCGTTCGAGACGATCTCGGCATTCCGCCGTCCCATTCGCGAGCGCAATCTAGGCCCCATTCAGTGGCCGAGGCGCTTGATCTGGAGGATGCGGCCGTCGAGAGGCATCCCGGATATGTCGACGCGAGATTCGTCGCCGGAATCCGGCGCGGATTCGGCGACATCAAGAACGAGCAGTACCGGAACGAGTTTCGCGGCCTCGATATGCCATCGCCGACGCTGGAGGCGTCCAGGCCGCCCATCGTCGCCGGTCTACATACCGGCCATGTCATCGAGGCATGGGAAAGAGGAGATCGATATATCGGCTCATATCATAGCGTTCGTCTTCGCCCCGACAGGCCATCGCCTACCCAGATCGCGGCGCACAGAAATTGGAGGCCGGACGAGCCGAGACAGCTGACGAACGACGAGGCAAAGCGCCTGCAGTCGTTCCCGGACGAGTTTATCATTCCACCGGGAGGAGCGGGCTATAGGATGATCGGGAACAGCGTTCCGCCGCTATTCATGCGCGCGATCGCGCTTCATATCAGGCAAGAGATCCTAGACAGGATCCGAGAGGCCGCGTAATCGGCGTCGCGCCATATCTCGTGCTCCCATACGGCCATTATCTACGTTCCGGTTAGAGATCGCCCTTATATCATGATGATTTATATCTATGTCCCTGCAACGTGACCTCAAGATAGCCGAGCGCCGCCGCGATGTGGCGGAACTCTATCTCGCCGGCCATACGCAGGTCGAGATCGCGCATAAATGGCGCGTCACGCAGGCGACGATCAGCTACGACCTCAAGTACATCCAGGCCGAATGGTTGAAGTCCGCGATGCTAGACTTCGACCGGCTCAAGGCGCGTGAACTTGCACGCATCGACCGCCTGGAGCGCGAATACTGGCGCGCCTGGTACGAGAGCCGGGGGGCGCACGAGAAGACCGTTACCATGCGCACGGAGGGGCAGGGCGCGTACACGAAGGCGCAGGTCGAGCGCGAGGAGCTGGCGGGCGACCCGCGCTTCCTGGGCGGCGTCCAGTGGTGCGTCGAGCAGCGTCTGAAGATATTCGGGGTGTATACGGCGACCCGGATCGACATGACCTGGCGCGAGCAGGCCGAGCGTGAGGGATATGACGCAGACAAGCTCTTTTCCGAACTCGTCGCAGCGGCCCGTGCCCGTCTGGATGAAGCAGGCGGTGCTGGAGGCCCTGGGGACGGCGAAACAACAGGCGATCAGCAGGCAAAGTAGCAAGCTGATCATGCCCTATCGCCGCGATCCGGTTGCCTTCGCGCGCGACATCCTGGGCGTCATAGAGATTCGTCCGTACCAGGAACAGGCGCTATCGGCGCTATTGGAGCATCGGCGCGTGTGCATGCGCGGGCCGCACGGCATTGGCAAGACGGCGCTGGAGGCGTGGGCCGTGCTGTGGGCGCTGGCCGTACACGAGGAGATCAAGGCCCCAACGACCGCAAGCGCATGGCGGCAGCTCACGGAGTACCTCTGGCCCGAAATACACAAATGGTCGTCGCGCGCAAAATGGGATCGCATTGGCCTGCGTGTGCGCCCGGAGCGCGAACTGCTCAAACGGCGCCTGCAGCTGGGCGACAACCGCTTCGCGTTCGCGCTGGCCTCCAGCGACGAGGCCAAGATCGAGGGCGCGCACAGCGCGGTCGTGTTCTACGGGTTCGACGAGGCCAAGACGCTTCAGGCAGAGATATGGGACGCCGCCGAAGGCGCGTTCTCCACGGGCGAGGGATACGCGCTGGCCATCAGCACGCCGGGCGAGCCGGCTGGCCGCTTTTACGACATCCAGACGAACCGGCGCTCCTATCCGCATTGGCACATCATCCGAGTTACAGAGGCGGAGGCGCGGCGAGTCGTGCCGGGCTTCGCGCAGTGGGCCGACCTGATGGCCGTCCAGTGGGGCGAACAGTCGGCGGTCTACCAGAACCGCGTCGCGGGCGAGTTCGCGCAGTCCGAGACGGACACCGTGATCCCGCTGGCCTGGGTCGAGGCGGCGATGGATAGGTGGACACCGGACGGCAGGCCGAGCGATACGCCGACGACATTCGGCGCGGACATCGCCCGCACGGGCGAGAACAAGACGGTCTTCGCGCCGCGCACGGGCAACTGGTTCGCGCCGCTTATCAGGCACAGCAAGCGCGACACGATGGAGACTGCGGGCTTTCTGGCCTCGGAGATGATCAGCGTGGGCTGCGCGACAAGACGGGCCGCTTCGGATTCGTCAACCTGCGTTCGGCGCTGCTGTGGGGCCTGCGCGAGCGGCTCGAGCCGGAATCGGGCGACGACATCGCTCTGCCGCCCGACGACGACCTGCTGGCCGACCTGACCGCGCCGAAGTGGACGCTCACCAGCGCGGGCAGGATCAAGATCGAGAGCAAGGATGAAATCGTCAAGCGGCTGGGGCGCAGCCCGGACAGCGGCGACGCCGTGATGCTGGCCTACGCCGCGCCGGAATCCATGCCGGGTGCCACCCGCGAGGCAAACCCGAAGGCGCGCTCGAAATTCGTGCGTAGCGAGCCGCAGGGCGGGCGCTTCGGGCGCGACCGGCCGACGGGACACCATAGGCGGTAGACCATGACAGATCACAAGGCTCGAAATGCGCAAATCCTTGACGCGCTCAAAGATGAATCCGCGCAGGCCGTCGCCGACCGCTTCGGCCTGTCGCGCTCCTACGTCTATCGGCTGCGCTCTGACATGCGGCGCAACGGCCACGGCGACGGCGAGACGTTCCAGGTGAACGCGCGCCCGACCGGGCCGACATTCCGCGAGATCGGCACGAGCGGCCTGCGGCAGTTCGCGGGCAATGTGGACGAGGACTATGACCGCGTCTTCAAGCCGCTCTACCGCAAGATGCAGCTGTATCGCGAGATGGGCGACGATCCCATCGCCGCCGCCGTGCTCATGGCGACGAAGATGACGATCCGGCGCCTGTCGTGGAGCGTGGAGCCTGCCGGCGAGACGCGCGCAGACGAGCAGGCCGCCGAATTCCTGGACGGCTGCATGGGCGACATGAGCCATTCATGGAACGATGCCATCGACTGGGCGCTGGACATGCTCCAGTTTGGATTTGTGCCGATGGAGCTTGTCTACAAGCGCCGCCTGGGTAATGCGCGCGACCCGGCCAGCAATTACGACGATGGCAAGATTGGCTGGCGCAAATGGATTTACATCGGCCAGGACACATTGGCGCAGAACGAGCCGTGGCTGTTCGACGAGCACGGCGGCATCCAGGGCTTCCGGCAGCAGGACCCGAACATGGGTACGCCGCCTGAGCCGATCCCGATTGAAAAGGCGCTCCTGTTTCGCACGACCGCGCGCAAGAACGACCCGGAGGGCAGAGCCATCTTGCGCGCTATGTACAGCGCCTGGTGGATGAAAAAGAATCTGGAAGAGGTTGAGGCCATATCAGCCGAGCGGTTCGGATCGGGCATTCCGGTCGTGTATCTCGGCTCAGACACATCGCGCACGGACGACGCCAATTCCGACCTGACGGCGTACAAGGGCATCGTGCGCAACATCCGCGTGGACGAGCAGATGGGCGTCGTCAATCCCTACGCCAAGATGGGCGCAGGCGCGCTGGAGGGACAAGGCGTACTCGTCGAGCTTCTGACACCCAGCGGCGGGCGGCCCGTCGTCCTCGACACGACCATTCAGCGGTATGAGAAACGCATGGCGATGGTCGGGCTGGCGCAGTTCATCCACCTCGGCATGGACAAGGTCGGCACGCAGGCGCTGGCCGGCGAGACAGTGGACTTCTTCACGCTGGCCGTGGCGGCCTGGGCCGACCTGATCGAGGAGACGATCCACCGCTTCGGCACGGAGCGGCTGTTCCGCCTGAATCATTTCCCCGGCCTGACGGGCAGGCCACGCGTCGCGCATTCGCCGGTATTCAAGCAATCTCTGATCGATGTGGCAACGTTCGTCGAGAAGATGACCGGCATCGGATTGCTGACGCCCGATCCTGAGCTTGAGGCGCATATCCGCGAGCTGGCCGATCTGCCGGAGAAGCCGATCGAGGTCATCCAGCAACAGCAGGAAGAGGCCGAGCTGCGCCGAGAGCAGATGCGGCAGGCACTGGCGAAAAAGAAAGAGGGCGGCGCAGGCGGGGATGAGGGTGATGAGGAAAGAGGTGAAGGTAGTGAGGGCGAGGCGGGCGCGGAAGAAGCGGCAGAGATATTCCAGTCCGACCTGCGCGGCGGCGGACCCGGGCGACGCCCGAAAGCCGTCGTCCACGTCAACGCCTATCAGCGTGAGCTTGAGGATACCTACACCGACTGGTCAGAAGACCTGGCGCGCGATCTGGCCGCCGCCGAAGACGACGACCGCCGCGAAGAAATCCTGGCCGCCGCGCTCGCCGCGCTCCTGTTGCGCCTGCGACAAGAGGGTCGTGAGAGCATGGCCGAGTGGCTGTCCAGCGTCGAGCCGACGCCCGAAGTGCTCCAGGCGCTGGCCGATGCCGTCGCGGAGAATGATCGCTTGCTGGAGCAGAACCTGCTGCCCGCCATCGAGCGCAAGGTGCGTGGCGGCTTGCAAGATGAAGATATTCTCAGGGCGTTGGCGCTGGGCACGGGCGCGGCGGCGCTGGCCGGCCTTCTCGCCACGATCCGGGCGCGCGTCGCGCTGTATGCCGGCGCGCTGTGGTCGTTCATACAGCACGCCATCGGCCTAGGCGCGCCAGACCGTGTGTATTGGCATCTCGATCCGTTGGCGCACCATTGCGCCAGTTGCTTGGCATTTGGCAACAAGGAATACGAATCGTTTGATGCGATGCTGCGCGAGACGGGCGGCGTATGGCCGTCGCATGGCGTCGAATGCGATGGGAATTGTCGATGTTCTCTGGAAGCGGTCGCGGCTTAGACATCCTGCCCGCTGCCGCTCACTACGGCCCGCCCGTCGCCATCATTCGCACGCTGCGAGACGGGACGGTGACGCACGAATGGCTGCCGCGGTTCCTGGCTGAGCAGGTCGTGGCGATGATTCCGTTCGATGAGCCATTGGTGGCGTCGGCTCGGATCGCGTATTCGGAGCTATTGCGCCGTGTCTGACGTGTTCCATAGAGCAGCAAAACGAATTGAAAATAGCTCGTTTGTCATCCCGATCTTCGGGGTTTTCGTGATTATGCTGGTGGTGGGTGTCGGAATCTTCATTGAGGATTACAGCACCAGCCTGGCCGGATACCAACAGTTGCCGACTCGGAAAGTGAATGAGTGGGTGATCGGCCTGGTGGCGCTCCTGCCGCAGATCGGCCAGATCGGATTTATGTATGTGTTTGCAACCGACACAAACAAAAGGTGGGCGATTCTGATCACCGCCGGATTGCACCTCGTCGATGTCGCCACTGATGTCATTTACAAAGCGAGCGGATTGGGATTCGAGGCGTGGGCCGTCGCACTGGTCGAAAGCGAAATCGTCTACACGTTGGGCAGTGAGATCATGATAGTCACCTCGCTTGGCATGATCATCCGCCTGTTCCCGGCTTTTATTGAGCAGATAGGTGAACTGTTCAACAAAATCATTGGACGATTGCAAAAAGAGGATGAGGACTGAGTAATTCGATATAGCTTGCGTGCGCTGAGTGACTAAATAGCTGGGTTCTTACATACTACCGGGAACCTCTCATAAAAAAGATTATGTTCAATACTTGCTTAGCCGAATGCCCTCATCGAGGGCCTCCAGGAATTGGGCTTCCGCGTGTGGAGTGGGAGCGATGACGGCGATAAGTGGTCGTATCAGTGGGGCGGCGGGCGACGGGTGAAGGGCTTTGCGACGGATGTCGAGGCCACGATTGCTGCCGTCAAATCTCGGATTCAAAGCAGAAAGCCGCGCGGGAGTAGATAAAATGCGCAAACGAGATCACGAGCGCATCCTGAGAAGCTATCAGGATGAGATCGACAAGCTGAGACGGGAAGTTAGACTCTTGCGCGCGCTTCTGGACGAACAGAAACCCAAAGCTGCGCCAGAGATAATGGTAAGCGGCGCTGCGGCCTTGCCGCCGGGTGCGCCCGTGATAGCGCGGAGGTGAAATGAAGTGGGCGGTAACAGAACACCACGGAAGCATCGGCGTATGGAGCGCCGATGAATGGGAAGAGGCTGCTGCTTCATTCGTGAATACGCGAACGGATTGGTTCGATACTAAGGAGGAGGCTGAGGTGTTCGCGCAGAAAAGGCGCGAACACAACACGCCGAACAGTTAGCTTCCAGCGGCCAGGGAGAGCATCCTCCCCTGGCCGGCTTTTTGTGTCCCTTGACACGAATCGCCTAATCTGATAAACTGACAGCATAACTGGGCGCATCAGCGCGTACTGGCGGCAATCCAGCCGCCGATCCACATCGGATCGGCGGCTTTTTGTATTATGAGTGGCTCTGGCGTAAAAGATAGGACTGCCGGGAATTCAATTCCTGCTCCGCGTCGGGCTTTCGGGTCTCGCTGGGGGACGGCAACACTAGCACTTATATCATGCGCTACGACATCACCTGCAACATCTGCGGCTACACTGGCGAAATTGAGAAGCGCCTGATTGAGGCGCTGCCGCCGTGTCCCGATTGCGGCTGTGAGACGCGGCAGGTTTACAGCCCGCCCCGCATCATCCTGGCCGCGCCGGGCTTCTACCACACGAACTACGCGCGCCTCGAGTCACAGGTGGGACGCAGACGGGCGGCGCGCTTCCGGGCGCAGCGCGACGACGCCGAGAGGCGGGCGAAGGCAGGCCGGCTGACGGAGTACGAGCGTGAGTTGGAGACGCTCTGATGCCGTATCCTGGCCTGAGTGATGCGGCATCAGCCAAACTGGACGCCTGCGTTGAGAAGATCATGGCGCAGGGACACAGCAAGAGCCGCGCGATTGCGATGTGCCGAGCGTCCATGAAGATGAGCGAGGAACCGATGATTCGATGGGTTGAACCTTTCGCGTATCAGGCAGGCAAGCCGTTTCGGGTCATGCCGCTTGGCACATTCAAGCGCGGCGACCGTACCTTGACCATCACGAAAGACGACCTAGCGCAGATGGCCGCGAATTTTGAGGGCGGGCGCCCGCGCTGGAAGGTCCCAGTTTATTTCGGCCATCCGACCGCTGAGCAGCCCGATCCGCCGAAGGCGGGCAACGTCGCATCGGTCGAGGTGCGCGACGATGGCCTGTACGCCGTGCCGGAATACACCGACAAGGGCAAGGCCAGCGTCGAGGACGGCGAGTACCAGTTCGTCTCGCCGGGCGTGCTGTGGGACAAGAACGGCTCGGCCTATGTGGATTGGAAGAGCAGGGTCGGCAGTTCGACAATGTTATCGAGCATGTCGCCCTGACGAACCGACCCTTTTTCGGGAAGCATGTTGCATTGTTCAGCGAACCGGGCGTAGTCGAGCAGATGATGGGCGATTACCCGATGGCGATGGAGGAGGCACATGGTCATCGTTTGCTGAGCGCGCTTGAGACCGTGAGCGGATTGGCCGATAGCATGGAGGACGTTGAAGAATTGTCGGGGCCGCTGCAAACGGCCAAGAACGCGCTCAAAGAGGCCATGAGCAAGATTCTCGCGCTATTCTCGGACGGCAAAGTCCACAGTGATGATTTCGCCGTCTGGACAGCCGCATTCATGAATGATCTGCCCGATTCCAGTTTTCTTTACATCGAATCGGGTGGCGAAAAAGATGAGAGTGGGAAGACCAAGCCGCGCGGCCTGCGACATTTCCCCTACAAGGACGCCGGCGGCAAGACAGACTTGCCCCACCTGCGCAATGCTCTGGCGCGCATTCCACAGAGCAGCTTGCCCGCCGATGTGAAGGAGCGCGTCGCCGCGAAGGCGCGACGCCTCGCGGGCGGCACGGGCGAAATCGAAGTCAGCGAAAAGGACAGTGTAATACCGGAGGGTGAAAAGATGACGGACAAGACCAATCCACAATCCGCTGTCAGCGCGGATGAGTTCGCCGCACTGAAGGCGAAAGCCGACAAGCTCGACGCGCTGGAGGTCGAGGTCGGCACGCTCAAGACGAAGGCTGCGGAGGCCGACACCTTCGCCACGCAGCTTATCGAGATGAAGCGCCAACGCCGGCGCGACCAGCTTCTGCGGCGCGCCGAGCAGTTCGTGGCGATCCCGGAGAAGCCGGAGACCATCGCCGAGAAGCTGCAGGCCCTGGAGGAAATGGACGCCGCCCGCATCGCCGCGCTGCCGGAGGCGCAGCGCAAGGATGCGCCGAGCCTGTTTACCTGGTTCGACGGCCTGCTGGGCACGCTCGATCAGGCAATGGTGCAGGCCGATCTGTTCGGCCAGAAGTCGGTCGCGCAGAAGGAGCAGGCCGATACGTTCGAGGCGGCGGTCGAGGCGAAACTGACCGATAAGTTCGCCGGCGACCGTGCGAAGTACGCCGAGGCGATGGAGGCCGTCGGCGCAGAGCGGCCCGATCTGGCGCACCAGTACACCATGCGCCAACGCAAGGCGCGGTGAGGTGAAACATGGCAACCTATAAAGCAGTATCCATCGATGGCGACGTCAGCTTTCAGGCCGACGTCGATCTGACCCTGGTGCAATACTACTTCGTCGCCGCCGCATCGACGGCGGGCAACGTCAAAGTCGCCACGGGCGCGAGCAACCCGGTTCCCATCGGCGTATTGCAGAATGCGCCGAGCGCGGGCCAGGAGGCGCAAGTGCGCGTCATCGGCATGACGAAAGTCTTCGCCGTGACCGACGGCACCTGCGCGCTGGCCTGGAGCCGCTTCCTGACCGCGAACGCGTCCGGACAGGCTGCCGGCGTCGCCGCCGCTCAGGAAGTGACTCTGGGGCGCTGGCTCGACACGAGCGCGCCGCTTTCGGCGTCCCGCTTCGGGAACGCCTTCATCAACTGCCTGGCCGCGACCGGCTGCGCGCCGAGCGCCTCGTGAGGTGAGACATGGCAAAGCCTACTTATGCACAAGTTCATGTCGATACGCCGCTGACCAACATCAGCATCGCGTATCGACCGTCGAAATTCATCGCGGAGCAGGTGTTCCCGCGCGTGCCGGTAACGAAGATCTCCGACAAGTTCTTCGTCTACACCAAAGCCGACTGGCTGCGGCGCGAAGCCGAGCCGCGCGCGATGGGCACGCGCGCCAGCCGTGGCGACTACGGCCTGACCACGGATTCCTACGTCTGCACGGAGAAGGCCATCGCCAAGGGCGTGCCGGACGAGATCGTGGACAATGCGGACAATCCGCTCAGGCCCGCGCAGGACGCCACGAACTACGTGACCGCGCAGATCCTACTGGAACTGGAGAGCGAAGTCGCGGGCAACGCCTTCGGCGCGGGCTGGTCGTCCAGCGCGACCCCCTCCCCCACCTGGGACAACGCCACATCCACGCCGATTGAGGATGTGGAGACGGCGCATAACAACGTCGTCTCGAGCATCGGCAACATGCCGAACGTCGGCGTGATGGGGCGCGGCCTGTGGCGGTATCTGAAGCAGCATCCCGACATCGTGGCCGCCTGGAGCGTCAGGATAAAGTACAGCGCCGGCCCGAGTTCGCCCGCCATCGTGACGCTCCAGGCGGTCGCGGCGCTGTTCGAGTTGGACAGGCTCCTGATCGGCATGACCATCGAGGACACCGCCGCCGAGGGCGCGGCAAGCTCACTGTCCTACATCTGGGGAAATCACCTGCTCGTGGCCTACGTGACCGCGCAGCCGTCGCTGCTGGAGCCGACGGCGGGCTACGTATTCACGTACAAGAACCGGGTCATCAACCGATACCGGGAAGAGCAGGAGAGGCAGGACGTCATAGAAGCCTCTCAAAGTTGGGACACGAAGCTCACCGCGACCGATGCCGCGTACCTGATCAAGTCGGCTGCATAACCTCTGGCGCCTAATGCGCTGGTCGTCTGACTGGAGGGCAACATGCCTATCAATTACCGCAACAAGGCCAACTTCACGGCGGGCGCGGCCATTGATGAGATCTTCACCGCCGCAGAATCTCTGACGGGCAAACGGTATTATTTCGTCGCGCCCGGCTCGATCGCGGGCGAGGTCATCGCCGCGACCGGCGCGAGCAATCCGGCGCCGATCGGCGTCCTGCAGAACGCGCCCGGCGCGGCGACAAAGGCCTACGTCCGCATCTTCGGCGTCACGAAATTGACGGGCTGCGCCGCGACGTGCGACATCCGCAACGGACGCTTCATCCGTTCGTCGAGCGTCGGCGCGGCGGAAGTGCCGGCCAGCGCGGGCGGCGGCGTCATCCAGGGCCGCTGGCTTTCGGCCAGCGTCGCCACGAACGCGTCTGGCTTGGCCACGAAGGCGTTCGTGGACTGCATGAGCCTCGGCGGAGTGTGCGCCGTGAGTACATCCTAAAGCCTCTTCTCTCCTCCTTTCGGGCGGGCCGCCGGGGAAACTCTCCTTAACCACAGACCTGGCGCTCCGAGCGGCCCGCCCACGACGGGATCGGCGATGGCTGAACCGACACGAATCTCCACAGGCAGGTTATCATGGCAATTTTAGTGCCGAACACCGGCTCTACTTTCGCGTCTGCCGGTTGCGTCGTCGGGAGTGCTGATCGATGGATATGGTTCGGCTTCCGCACCCTGCCCAACGCCAGCGGCTCAGCGACGTTCTATCGCACCAACGCCTCGACGAGCGGCTGCGAAATCCTGTCCATGTCGCTATGTCCGGGGCGGGCAGAAGTCATCGCCCAGCCGTTCAACTCGCCATGCGGCATCTACATCGCCGGCGTGACCGGCGGCTGCGCTATCGTCTGGATGAAGGAGAAGCAATAAATGAGCGCACTGAGCGACTTCCTCGAGAACGAAGTGTTAGATCACCTGTTCGGAACCGGGACCTACAGCAGCCCGTGCGTATATGTCGGTCTGGATTCCGGCTCCCCTGCGGACACCGGCCCGGGCTCCGAGGTGAGCGGCGGGGGCTATCTCCGGCAGCGCGTCGTGAACTGGGACGTGGCGGCGGCGGGCGCGACCGAGAACTCCAGCGCAATTACCTTCCCGCAGGCCACCGCCTCCTATAATGTCAAGGCAGTCATCCTGATGGACGGCTCGACCGTTGCCTGCACGACGAATATGCTGTGGTATGGCAATCTGACTACTTCGCGGCTCGTGAACCAGAACGACACGTTTGAGACACGTCGCGGCTCGTGAACCAGAATGACACCTTTGAGATCGCGGCGTCCAGCCTGGATTTGACAATCACCTGAGATGGCGATTTCCATCGACAACCTGGGGAACTCGGCCAATCCCGACATTAACAACGGCGCGAATGCCTGCATTTACACGAATTCATCGTGGACGCCGCCCGGGTCGGGATTGGTTATCGCGTTTGCCTCGAGCCGGGAGGCGGCTGGCAACAATGGCCCGCCGACGGTGTGCGGAAACAACCTGGCCTGGACGCAGATCAAGACAGACACATTCCAGGCCGGCGACTGCCGCTCGACGCTCTTCGCGGCAGACGCCACGGGAGGCGTATCCGGATCGACGACGGTCGATTTTGCGGGCGTCCTGCAGCTCAACTGTGATGTCAGCTTCCTTGCCGCATCGGGCGTCGATCTGTCTGGCGGCGTTGCAGCGGCTTTCGTGCAGACGCCCTCGGCGTCGGGCGTGGATACGTCGGGCAGCATCGCCCTGGCGGCGGCGGCGCATCCCGACAATCGACCAATCGCATATTTCTGGAACCTGGCGAATGCATCTCTTTTTGAGCGTACGAATTGGACGGAGATTGACAGCCTCCAGGGAGTGGGTCCCAATCGTGGACTCCTTTCGCAATATCGCGGGGATGCTTTCGAGACCGTGTCGTCGGCGTCTTGGGCGTCGTCGGTGGACTGGGGCGGCATCGCCGCAGAGTTGAAGGCGACGGTTGGAGAAGAAGAAGCGGTCACTGTCCCGCACCGCCGAGTTGAGCGCCTGCCGCATTACAGGATGTGAAATATGCCAGTCTATACAGCACGACTTGACGCGACATCCGTCAGCAGCGCGGCGACGCTGGTGCAGCTGAACGCGCCCAGCAACGCGGCGCTCAAGATCCTGCGCGCCTGGGCCAGCGTGTGCACCGTGACAAGCTGCGCGCTCCAGGTGCGCCTGACGGCGGGCGACGTGATTATCCGCGACACATTCAATGTCCTGAATGGGTATCTGTACCTGCCCGTCCCGGAGGAGCGGATCGTCGTGCCGCCCGGCTGCGCGCTGTCGCTCGATCTGCCTGTCGCGCCGTTCAACGCCTCGTCGCTGAACGCCGGCATCACCTGGTCCGAGCGGGAGTAGAGATGTGGCGGGCCACGTATTCCGAGCGCCGCCGCGACCTTCGCAGCGCATACGCAGTGTCGTTGCGCCTCTTGCTCCATCACCGCCAGAACTCATCCAAGGATCGGCTGCACTTGCAGCCTTTGGCTCTTTAACAACTGACGCACAAATAACGCAACGCTCCGACACAGCCCTGGCCGCATTCGGCTCGCTGACGACGGATGCGGCGCTGATTGTCCGCGCGGACATTGCATTCGCCGCTTTCGGTAGCCTGAGCGCCGAGGGGTCGCTGGGCGGCCAGATCCAGCCAGGAGCGGCAAGCCTGTCTGGATTTGGCTCGCTGACAGCCGACGGCCAGTTGACGCAGCGCGATAGCGCCGCGCTGGACGCCTTCGGCAGCCTGACGGCGGCGGGCAGCATCCTCGGCGTCGTGTGGCGTTCATCGGCCAGTGATACGAATGGCGGTGGTTCAGCTTCACTGATTCTCACTGTCCCGCCTGGCACATCGGCGAGTGATATACTGGTCAGCCAAGTCACGGTGCGCGGTGGAACGGCTGCATCGATTACCATGCCATCCGGCTGGACTTCGATCAATCGTGCGGATAGTGGCACGGAT